GAAGTATCAGCTATATCTTTAGCATGATTACACACAGGTTTATAATTAGGTTTATTTTTTGAACGTTGTTTATTTAAAATATCATGCTCACCTAAATAATATTTCTTAAGTTTCTTAAATCGTGGTATCTGTTTCTCATGTTCTCTTATTAGTTTAAGTACTAACTCTTTCTTGATGTTCTTTTCATCAAACTCAACTCTAGGATAAGTTAATAATTGCATTTATACTCCTTTCTAAAGTCCTAAACGGGCTTTATTTAATACTTTAGCCGTTTGTCTGTTCATATAGCTATATATAGCATATCTTAACGAGTCTAACACATCATCAAATTGCTTAATTGTGTCCCCTGTCTTTTCATCCCATATATAGTTATAAATCTCTTCTTTAAATCTCTTTACATTAGAATTAATAAAAAGGCTATCCTTCTTGAATAACCTTGCTACTTGTTCTATTCCTGCTAATCTTTCTTTATTCGCATTGACTGAATTAAGTCTTTCACGATAAAACCTATCTACGTGTTCAGGTCTGGCACTATCACAATAAAAAGTAATGTTTCCGTGCCTTTCTTTTATTTCCTTAGCAATTTCAACCCAATCATCTATTTCTTTAAATTGATAAGCGTGTTCTTCTAGCAAATAAAATTTACCGTCAACACTTTCACCCATTACAACTATTGATCCGTAGTGACTATACCCCCAGTCAACTCCAGCGAATTTCTTTTTAAACGTTATATTTGAATAATCGTCAAAGTAATGTTTATTTCTATCAAAGTCACTATATACAATACCTTCACCAGTTACCCAAAGCCCTTCTATATCTCTATCGTAAAACATACCAGAAGGGGTTGACTCTTTAATATTCTTAATATATCGCTCTGATAAAAATGTATTATCATCCAATCTAAAATGATATGATATAATATTTTCGCTTTCGCTATCAATATATTCTTTTTTCAACCAATGTTCGGGGTTGTCGGGGTTGGTGTCAAATACTACCCTTGCTCCATCTCCTGAACAACGTGAGATAATCTCTTTAAAAACTGTTTCATTTGCCAATGAGGCCTCGTTAATATAAGCCCCAAAAGATGTCATACCACGAATACCACCAAGACCAGCAATAGTCCCTGTAAAAGCCTGTACGACCTTAACACCAAACAAAGTAAATGAATTATGTTTATCAAACTTAATATCTAATTGATATCTATTGTATATTTCCTGTAATATGTTGTTTTGAATTGTCTTACTAGATACACCCGCTAAAATATACATAGGTTCTTTAATGTTTAACCTATCAGCTATCTTTCTAACACGCCTTAATTCACGTAAGAATATATCATTATTAATAACTGTCTTACCCGTTCTTTTAGCTCCGTGAAGTCCCAGTATAAAAAAATCACTAGTATTTGTTCGTTTTAAGATTTCAATTTGTTTAGGCGTATATAACTTATTTAGATTCATTAATCTCACCATCCACAATATCGAATAATTCTGCTATCTTATCTTCTTGACTAGTGCTTGTTTTTAATTCAGCTTCAGCGGCTTTAGCCTGTTGATTAATAAGTTTAGTTCTTGCTTGTTGTTCTGCTATGTCATATTTATCTTTAGCGTTTGTTACTTTCGCTATCGCTTCAAAAGCCCTCACATTTCCGCTAGCGGCTTGTTGAAACATTTGCACAGCTAATAACATTTCATTTGTTGGATCAAGTCCTAAACTTTCAAGCGTGTCTTTTGATTTCTCACTAGATACATCAGCGGCAAGTATTATTTCCATTGCTTTCTTTAAGTCAGCCTTTCGTTTCCGTGCTTTACCACTAGCCTTACCGCCTTTAGATGTGATTTCAGAACGTTCAGCAGGAGTACGAGTATTAATAGGCTTTAAATTCTCTAAACTTTTTTTACGTCCCAAAATCAATCACCTCTTTCGCTAATATTGATTATATGTTTTAGGCCTTATCTTTTTATTTTTTTCTAATAAGAATTTAAATTTTTCCCATGCTTTTTTATCATCTCTTCCATCTCTCGACAACCTATCCATCAATCTAGCATATCTAGTTTGACTGTATCTTTTTTGTTCGAATTGAACTCTTTTATCTATCGACTTACCTTTTTTTAATTTTTCTCTTAAATCTCTTGAAAATCTTTCTGCACTTAATCTACGTCTTGCTGCTCGTTTCAACCTTACTTGTTTTTCAGCACTTAATTTATTAGAATTAGTACCTATTTTATAACTATTAGTCTTTTTAACAGCAATCACACCATGTTTACTTATACCTTTATTCTTAGTTCTACCTGAACTAGCTCCTCTACTTCCCATTATTTTCACCTTCTTTCATTCTTTCAGTAACTGCATTCTCTATATAAATTACTTCTACATCATCATAATCAAATTCTATTTTGCCACCATATACAATTAATCTCATAGGTTGAAGTCGTTTTAACACCTCCTTAACTCCTGCTTGCCATATTCTCATAGCGTTACTATCCCTTTTAACTCCAATAGTTGAGATAGACAACGTTGCAAATTTAGGTAAGCCATCAAAACAAAAGTTAAAACTATTTTCATCAGCCCACGTAACAGTTGGAATTACTGTAAGTCCATAATCTTGCATTATTTGACCAATTAAACGGCTTCTATATACGTTCCACACCATCATAGCAACTGGCATATCTAGATATAAACTAAAGTCAGGAGTAAGTACACAATCAAATTGTTTTAGCTTATCGATGTAATACTCTGGGCGTTGCCATATTCTTTCAAATTGATAATCATCTAAATAAAAATGTACACCTTTTCTATAATCAGGCTTGTTTAACACGTAATTAAAGCCTTGTAAGTCATTTACTGTATGATTAACTGCCGTTAACGTTGGCATTTGATAGAAACCACTCACACGGCTTTCATCATAATCAAATAAATTGTACTGTTCAATTGTCGTGTCTCTATGATGTTCTTTTTCTTCTTCCTCTATAATTTCATTATCAGTATTATCAACGCTTAATTCAATAGGTTCAAAGTCTAAACCAAAATTACTCATATCTAAATTAATATCTTGCATTTCAAGGTTTAAAATCTCATTGTCAAACCCTGTCGCAAGGTTAGTTGAGTTTGTTGCTAATATATACCCTCTCTTCTCTTCGTCTGTAAGGTGTGACAATCGAACAATAGGTACTTCATCAAGTCCTAACAGTTTAGCGGCTTCATACCTACCATGACCAGATAAAATCATATTGTTTTCATCGATTTCAATCGGATCATTAAAGCCAAACTCCTCAATTGAATTAGCAATCTGTCTAATCTGTTTTTTAGTATGAATTTTAGCGTTATTCTTGTATTCAATTAGTTCTGATACTTTAATTTTATCTTTGTTCAATCATTGTTCACATCCTTTCTTGACAAAATAAAAGAAGCACCCGTTAAGGTACTTCCGTAAGTAAGTTGTTATGTCATATTAACAAAAAAGAGAACTGATTCAAATGCTCACATTAATATATTACCATAAATATAAGATATATGTATATATATTACTATATACTAGAATATTTTAATATATTTTAATATCTCCCCTTATATAAATCAGGAATATATATCTCTGATAATGCTTCTGTATGATACTTCAATCTTGTGTTTTGACTTATATCCATTTTCTTTTCGATATAATCCCAGCTATACCATCTAATGTATCTCATTATAAGCAAATGTTTATATTTTGTATTTTCAACATTCATAATTAAGTCTAACACTTCTTCTTTCATTTCAGTTAATTCAATAATAGCATTTAACAATTTCTGAATATATCTATCTACCCTATCTATCATAGCTTCCCAACTTGATTTATTACCACCCTTGACTTGTTCTTTCGAATAATCAATAGCTTTTACTCTAGTCTTTCTTGCTTCTTCATCTTTAATTTGCTCATGTAATTCTTGAATGCTATCTTCTAAATCTCTAATACGTTCTAAATATCTAATCTTCTTATATGCTATTCTTTCTTTCTTATCTCTCATTAGACAACTCCTTTACAAGTGAAATTAATATATGTAGTACTATCATTAACACTGTCAACAATACAATTATACATATACTCCAAAATAACCAACCTGCTATCGTGCTTAACATTCCTCATCCTCCTCAATCTTAATCAATAAATATGTATTTCTATCTTTATATCGCTTATTTCCATAAGTATATAATGTTTCTATTCTTTTGTTGGTAAATTCCGCCATCTCTTTCATTGTCCCAACAAATATCAATTCATCTCCATAATACAAAGCGTAATCCTTCTCAATATTAGCCATTTTTTCATCCTCAAACTTATCTAATTTCCTTCTTTGTTGAAAAGTACCTCTTTAATCTGTTCTCCAAACTCTTCAATAAATTGTTCTGCTATTTCTTTTGATTTAAAATAAGGTAGTTTAGATAATGGATTAATTGTAATAGAAGAATAACAACCTAAATATTCGTACCTATTATCATATTCAACAAAATACCTTCTTTCGTTTTCATCTTCCCAATTTGGTGTCCAACCTTCATTATGTTCTTCCGCCCAATCATTTATCCTTTTAAGCAGTAAAAACTCCAATCGCTTTTGTATAGCCTCTTCTCTAGTCTTATACAACATACCGAATGAATAAACATTAACTATATCCATTTCATCAGCGTCATATAATATTTCTCTTATAGCACCCGTTGTAATGTCATTATAGAATAACAACGTTCCATTTTCCGGGTATTTCAATTCATATCGTTCTTTAACATTAACTTGAGTTTCTTCCTTTTGATCCTCTTTTAAACTCATAACCTTTTCATATAAAGCTTTTAATTTAATATACCTATCCTTGTTAGGTTTAGTCTCTCCCTTTCTCCACTGAGTAATATTCCCTGTGCTTTTAACACCTAATTCAACCGCTAATAACGTATCATTTAAATTATAATACTCCTTAACTACTCTCATCATCTCTGCTACTGTTTCCATCTAATTTTCCTCCTTTTATTAATTTCATAAAAATAACGAACAAATACATCAGTATAATTATCAATGCTGTACTTGAGATTATACAAATAATATAAAGTAGTACATCGATTATAAACATTGATTTTAGTTCCATGTTTTACCTCTTTTTTAGTTTATAAAAAACAAATATCAAAATAACCAAAACAAACAGTAAATTATCTAATAGCATTCTTAAATTTTCACCTATTTCAATCAACATTAGCAAAACACCTCTTTTATTTCATCTCCGAACTCTTCAATGAATTGTTCTGCTATTTCTTCTGATTTGAAATAAGGTAGTTTAGTAAACATTCTATAGCAAACAGTATAATCTATTATAAATCTATCGTACTCATCCGTAATATAATACTTTATTTCATCATCTTTCCAGTCAGGTGTCCAACCTCCATTACGTTCTTCCGCCCACTTATGAAGTTTAAATAGCAACATACGTTCTTTATCATATTTCTCTGCTTCTTTTCTAGTTTCGAAAACTAAGCCGCGTTCATAACGACAACGTACAAAATTCATACTAAAATCTTCTAAATAGTAAATTGCTCCATAGACATCTAGAGTGTAATAATCTCCTATATCATCAGGTAATTCCACTTTATAA